GAACAGATCATGGCCATGAAAGAGGCTGGCATCCAGCTGCCGGACTCGGTCATCATCGACGCCAGCCGCCTGATGAACAAGAAAGACATCATCAAGCAGATGCAGGGCGACCAGACCAGCCCTGAGGCACAGGCCCAGAAAGAACTTCAGCAGCGCGGACAGGCAGCTGAGGTCAGCAAGGCGGAGGGCGAGGCTGCTCAGAAACATGCTGACGCCCAGCTCAAGCAGGCGAAGACTCAGGAGACCGCTGCGAAAACGCAGGTCATCGCACAGGGCGAGCCGGATGACGGTGGCGCTCAGGCGAAGATGGCTGAGGTCCAGGTCAAAGGCCAGGTAGCCGAGCACAAGATGGGCATGGACGAGCAGATGGCCCAGCACAAGATGTCGATAGAAGAGCGCAAGCTCGTACTCGAGAAGCAGAAGATGGAGCAGGAAGCCCAGCTCAAGGAGCAGGAGTCCATCCAGAAACGCATGGACGCTCGTGTCCAGGCGGCACAGAAGGCAGCACAAGAGGCTGCCAAACCACCGACCGGGTCCCAGACGGCGAACCGGTCACGTCTTCCCACCTCGAAAGGTTAGTCTATGTCATCCATACAAGCTGTCGAGTTTTCTGACCTGCGCATAGTCCGCAATGACTCAGGTAAGGTCACGTCTGTAATCGACATCAACGGCAAAGATGTAGGACTGGTAACGGCGGATGTCAATCCTGTCACCGGGGGGATTAGCTTGGTGGCTGGACAGAATGAAATTACCAATCTATCAGTCAAAGAAGCGAAAGAATTGTCTCTTTTGGCAAGCGCCCCTCCAGCAGTTCATAGTTGGTACGCATCTGCTAAATATGGACTAATGTCTCACTATTCTTTCGGTGGCGTTGGGCATCCCCAAACTTGCTATGCAGATGGATCAATTCCAACATCTGTAACTGAAGCGGCATCGGCATTTGATTCATCCAAATATGCTGCGGCGTGTGCTTCGTTTGGCGTTGAATATGTGGTGTTCACTGCATTTCATTACGCAATGCACGTTCTTTATCCAAGTGCTGTGATGAATTCTTACATGACAGGACACGCATCTACTAGAGATGTTATTGCCGATTTGATAGCGGCTCTAAAGCCATACAAAATCAAGTTGGTTCTGTACATCCATCCGCTTGACGGTGCTGATTTACAAGCTGGTGAGCAAACTGCTACTGGGTGGGGGAATTCTGCAAGCAACTATGCTGAGTGGAATACATTTATAAATGCACTTTTCACAGAAATGGGATTGCGCTACGGCACAGACGTTGCAGGGTATTGGGTGGATCAAGCGGTTAATCCGCTACTTGCTACATACTTCAGCACTGTGGCACAGGCAAATGCGCTGCGAACCTCAATGCTTGCCGGTAATCCTGCTCGGGTGATTATCGGAAACAGAGGAGACGATACGCAAACATGGGGATTAACTGGGCCGCAACAATACATTTTTGATTACAGGTGCAGGGAATACAACCCAGCACCAGCAGGTATAAATGACTGGGTTGCTTCTTACAACGGTTCTTCTGCTCTTGCTACAAACACTGGAGAATGGTGGGCAAAAATCCCAAGGGGAACTCCATCATTCAGATACACAGCGTCTGATTTTTATCGTCATGTAGTGTTACAAATAGCAACCACCAATTTTCAGGGTGGCGGGATCATGCTTAATGCGAGTCCGTATGCTGGATCAGATAGTGGATCAATTTTTGAAGATGGGGTAGAGACTGGAATGCAGGCGATTGCAGCCTATTTGTCCGGGGTAAGAGAGTCGCTTACCAATGTGGTGGCTAGTCCATCGTTTATAGGTGTCAACACGGCCACGATAAACAATTTGGCAACACCGGGATATGTAGCGACCACATCTAAAGACCTTACAACCGAATACATCCATGTCCTGAAAGCACCAGCAGGAACATTGACAATTACTGCGCCTTCGGATGGGGCGATCTTTGAGTCGGCAATCAATCTTACGAGCGGCAACCCGGCAACCCTAAGCAAAAACGCGGACGGGGGCTACACAATAGCCTTGAGTCCAACTGATTCATGGAATGCAGTGCTGACCGTTATAAGATTGGTGCGCACGACTGGCGTTTCAGAGCGCATTTTTATTGATGCAGTTTCTTTTACTACCGCCAACGGTGCAACTTTTCAGGCTCAAGGCGGTGGTTCAAGGTTTCCGACTTGGCGCATTGCTACTGCTACAAATCAGCAGATTCAATGCACTTACGCTGTGCCTCATCACTGGCGTGCCTTTGCGATTGATATGTGTTGGACGCAAAGCGCGGCAGGAACGGCAAGCGCAACAATGTCTATCACTACATCTCAAGTGGCCTCTGGCGAGGCATTGACAAGTGGCGACGTTGCCCTTGTATCTGGGTCGCTGGCTCAGTCTGGAACTATCAATTTGCTATCGGTGACGAACGTTACCCCCCGCTTGGCAAAGAAAGTGGGGGCGCTAAACCACATACGCATCGGGCGCGCAAGCGATGGCGGTGCAACGTGTGACGTTCTGGGCGTAATGCTCCGCCGCGTTGAATAACTAATCCCCTCAAGCACAAAGATTGAAATATTCCCACCAACCAACCTCGAAAGGTTAAGCACTATGTTAATTAAATCCTACCGTCTGATGGCTCCCGAACCCGGCGAGTCCGGCTCTACCCCCGTCGATCGCGGTGACATGATAGAAGATCTGGAGAAGGACATCGACCCGGATGATCCGGATGGCAAGCTGGCTGACCAGGAGGCCATCAAGGCAGACCCTGCCGTCAAAGAGCTGGAGGCTGATCTAATATCTAAGGACGATGATCCTAAGAAGAAAGACTCCCGCATCCCGCTGAGCAGGCATAAAGAAATTCTGGAGAAGGAGCGCGAGTCACGTGCTGCGCTCGAACGCCAGCTGGCTCAGTACCAGCAGGGCAACCAGATCGCGGACATGAACGCTGAGCTGACAGCCGCTGAGAACAACATCATCAAGATGGAGAAGGAGTACACGAACCTCCTGGCCGACGGTGAGCTGGAGAAAGCTGCCACGCTGATGCAGCAGATCCGCAAGACTGAGCGCGACATGACAGAGGCGAAGAGCGACATGAAGATTCATGCCGCAGAAGTCCGTGCCACGGAGCGTGCCCGGTACAACACCTCACTGGAGCGCATCGAGAGTGCGTTTCCGAGCTTGAATCCTGACCACGATGACTTTGATGCAGAAGCCATGGCCGAGGTCGTCGACCTGAAAGAAGCGTATCAGCTGAAGGGTCTGACCCCGACGATGGCGCTGCAGAAGGCAGTCAAGATGATTGTCGAGCCCCGCACCAGCCGTCAGGAGATCGCCACCAGCAGCACACCCAGGGTAACCGAGAAGGATGTGGCTGCCGAGCGCAAGACCGCAGCCGTGGACAAGGCTACGAAAGCGATCAGCAAGACTCCTCCGAGCCTTGAGCGCGTGGGCCTGAACAGCGACAAGCTGGGTGGAGGTGAGAAGAGCGCAGCAGCAGTGATTGCCATGAGCCAGAAGGAGTTCGCGTCCCTCGGTGCGGAGGCCCTGGCAAAACTACGCGGCGATGAGCTATGAAGTACCTCTATCCACCCCTCGTTGGCTTCATCATCCTGATCCTGTCACTGGGCGCGTGGGTAGTCATCCCCTTCGCCTTACTGTTTGCAAAGTGGGACACAGAACCCACAAAGGAAGTACAACATGGACTCAGTCTCAACCCCTACGTCATTCGTGGTGATCTCCCTAACTGGCTCAGTTGGTTCAGTACGCCTGATGAACGTCTGCCCGGTGGTCTTTACGAAGCCGATGTTTACGCTACCTATCTCAAGCGCGGTGCCTTCTATTGTTCTTGGAAGTGGCTCGGTTTCCGCAATGTCCTGATGGGAATGTCGGCGTACTTCGGCAAAGAGACAACTGGCTTTCTTCCGGAAAACATTGAAGGCTTCTACGAGCACGATGGCATCTGGCAAGCCAATTTCAGGCTTGGTGATTTCAAACTAATTCTTGGCTACAAAGTCTATCAATTCCCTAATGGGAAATTTTGGGCAATGCCTTGCTTCACTATTAACAACCGACCGAAAGTACCCAAATGACTGACTCAATCAACGAAGGCTGGCACTTAAAAAAAGAGATTTCAGTCAGTGTAATCATCAGCGTAATCGGAATCGCTATTGCGGGACTGACGGCCTACACCGATTTGAAGAAGGACATCGAGTTGATCAGGGCTGATGCGCTGGTCCTGCACCAGCGTGATAACCAAATGGCCGTTGACAACGATGCTGACAACAAGGTTCTCAATGCGCGTCTTGATCGCATCGACTCTAAGCTGGATCGTCTGATCGAAAGACAAAAATGAAGATCACCGTCCAGCGCAACCCGAGCTACGCCTACGCGACCATCGGCACGCTGTACGTCGATGGCGTCAAGTATTGCCATACGCTGGAGGATCAGGTGCGTGAGCAGTTCGGGGTTCATGTGTCTGAATGGAAAGTTAAAGGTTCGACGGCTATACCCGCTGGCACCTACAAGGTGACGTTGGAAGATTCTCAGCACTTCGGCCCTAACACCTTGACTATCAACGACGTGCCGGGCTTTACCGGCGTGCGCATTCATGCGGGGAACTCCTCAGACGACACCGAGGGCTGCTTGCTTCTTGGGATGCAAGTCGGAAGCAGCACGATCACTGGGGGCACCTCGCGCCCTGCGCTGGAGCTTATCAAGTCCTCAGTCGCCAAGGCCATTGACGACGGCGAGGAAGTCACCCTCGACGTCAAGAACGCGCTGGTGCAAGCATGAACTTCGCCACCATAGGAGGTCGCAGATACCTGATCGCATGGGGTGCATTGATAAGCGCCAGTCTCCTGCAATGGTTTGGAAAGCTCGATCTGGCTGGCACGGCCTATGGCCTGGCGATCGGGGCAACAGTCGGGGCTTACATAGCTGGCGATGTGATCCAGAAGAAGCACGACGGGGATCGTCTGAAATGAACCTCGCTCTGATCAATCCAAAAGTCTGGCTGGAGATCGCGATCATCGCTGTGCTGGCTGGCGCTGGCTGGTATGGCTACAACTGGATATACGAGAGGGGTGCTGCTACCGTACAGGCCAAGTGGAATGCCGAGCGCCTGCAAATCACCCAACAGTCAGCACAGATCACCGCCGATGCCCTGAGCACTACCAAGGCGCTCCAGGATGCATCCGATAAACAAAGAGAGGTCTCCAATGCGCAAATCGCCAGTCTTAATCGCTCTCTCGCTACTGCTATTGCAGGGCTGTCAGACCGCCCCGCGCGTCCTGGTGCAAGCGGTGTGCCCGGCGATACCAGCGCTGGAGCCGGTTGTTATCCCTCCCAGCTTTACCGAGAGGACTCTGCAGTGGCTCTCAAGCTCGCAGGAGAAGCCGATCTCTTACGAGTTGCTCTCAACCAATGCCAAACTCAATACAAGTCAGCAGTAGAGGCTCTGAAATGACCGAGCTCGAAGAAAAAATCTGCCTTGTAGCAATTTCCTGCGCGGTGGTGTTCATCCTCTTTAACTTGTTCGTTCTGCGCTGAAAATAATTTTGCAATCTACGATCTAAATTAGATGTAGAATCTGCCCACGGTTCAAGCTAGGTCACGAAAGCACCTGCAACTTCGTTGGTCACGACGACATGTGACAAGGGGCTCGGAAGAGCAATTTGACTTGTGTCTACTAACGAAAGGATGCCCATCATGGCATTAACCAATTTTGGTCTCTTGACCAACGAGCAGAAGACTATCTGGGGGATGGACCTCTGGAAGAACGCCCGTAACCAATCATTCATCAACAAGTTCCTGGGTTCGGATACGAACTCCATGATCCAACACATCACCACGCTGAAGTCCAGCGAAAAAGGTGCCCGTGCCGTGATCACGTTGCTTGCTGATTTGCAAGGTGACGGTGTCGCTGGAGATCGTACCCTGATGGGTAACGAAGAAGGCATGCAGACTTTCGAACAGGTGATTCGCATTGACCAACTGCGTCATGCCAATCGCCACGAAGGTCGTATGGCTGATCAGAAATCGATCGTCAGCTTCCGTGACAACTCCAAGAACGTGTTGGCCTACTGGCTGGCAGACCGTATTGACCAGATGGCGTTCCAGACGCTGGCTGGCATCGGCTTCCAGTACAAGCCCAACGGCGCTACTCGCGTCGGCTCTGATCTCCAGTATCTGGAGTTCGCTGCTGATGTGGCCGCACCGTCGACCCGTCGTATGACTCGCTGGGATGGTACGAACGGCAAGCTGTGCACCAGCTCCAACGGTGGTAACAACACCAGCGCTTCTGTGGCCGCTGCTGACACCCCGATGTGGAAGATGTTCGTTCAGCTGAAGGCTTATGCCAAAGACCGCTACATCCGTGGCGTGGGCGGCGAGGGCGGTCAAGAGACCTTCCACGCATTCCTGACACCTCAGGCGATGGCCAAGCTGAAACAAGACGTCGACTACAACGCTAACTTGCGTTACAGCCAGAACTCTGGTGTGAATGACAAGCTGTTCAGCGGCGACTCTGTGAAGATCGACGGCATCTACTTGCATGAGTTCCGTCATGTGCCCAACACCTCTGGTCTGTCCAGCGGTAAGTACGGTGCTGGTGGTCTGATCGACGGTTGCCAGGTGCTGTTCTGCGGCGCACAAGCTCTGGGTATGGCCGATCTCGGGGCTCCTGAGTGGAACGAAGAAGACTTTGACTTCAAGAACTCTCAAGCGATTGCCGTCGGCAAGATCCTTGGCTTCCTGAAGCCCAAGTTCGGCAACATCTACGAAGGCAACGCTGTTGAAGACTTCGGTGTCATCAGCTGCTACGTGGCCCAGTAATCTAACATCTAAGGAAGATTAATATGAAGAAAGTTGCTTCGCGCTCTGCGCAATGGCCTTTGATGGCCGAGTACGCTCCCTCGTTCAATGAGTGGGCGGTCGACGCGGTCGACGGTTCCAAGAAGACCTTCGGGTCTACCTTGGTAGCTTCGACTGATCCCCTGGAAACAGGTCTGACTGGCCCAGTTGCAAATATTGGCTTTGTGACTGCTGCGATCCCGATGCCCGTGGGCGCTGTGATCATCGGCGGTGAGGTCATCGTTGATACGGCTTACACCGGGACGACTGCAGCAACGGTGTCTGTCGGTATCACCGGCTCGATGACTGCTCTGGCTGCTACGGTCAATGTGATGGCCGCCGCAGGAACTCGCACTGCCTTGACTATGACTGCGCCGATGCTGTGCAACGCCGGTCAGAACATCATGGTGACGTTGGCCTACACCGTGGCGAATGCTACGGCAGGCAAGTTCCGTGTCCGCGTCCAGTACACGGTTGACGGCCGCACTTCTGAAGTGCAAATCACCTAATTCGGGTGGTGTGGTGGTAGGGCGGGGCTCCTAGAGTTCCGCCCTAGTTTCAACTTTCTGGAGTCATCATGTCTGACCTGTTTATCTCCGTCTACGTTTTCACCCTGAGCACATTAGCTGGCCAGTCGTTCGGGTTCAAAGCCGGTGAACCAACGTACGTTTCCCCTCAAGCACAAGCTGCAGCCCTCGCAACCGGGTTCATTACTTCCGCTGATGCACCGGCTCCCATCGAAGCTCCTGCCGAAGATCCCGCTCCCTAATCCCTTCAACCCTAACCTAAGCACTAACCATGGAATACGTATCCCAACGAGACATCACTGTGGCATCCCTCTCCGGCCGGTCGGTCTTCTTCAAGAAAGGTGTACCGACCTACGCCCCTGACCAGATGCACGCAGAGCTCATCAAACACGGCGTTCTGCCTACCGAAGAAATCCCAGAGCCTGAAGACGACGGCAGCCCCAAGGAGCCGACAGTCCAGACCGACCGCCAAGCGGCTATCTACGCTGCATTTGAGAAGGTCATCCTGCGCGGTAAGCGCAACGACTTCTCCGGCACCGGCGCTCCACATGCCGCCGTGCTCTCCAAGGAGCTAGGCTGGTCACTCGATGGCAAAGAACGTGATGTTGCATGGCAGTCATATCAGAACGATAAGGCACCAGCATGACAACAACAGAACTGCTGGCGCTGTTCAGGTCCGAGGTCTTTGACCTCGAGCTGCCGTATCTGTGGAGTGATGACCTCATCTACAGTTACATCGACGAGGCGCAGAAGCAGTTCTGTCGTGATACCTACGGCATCGCTGATGCCCGTAGCTTCACCTTGAGTATCCTTGCTGACGGTACCGAGTGGTACAAGATCGACCCGCGCATCCTGAAGACTAGGGATGCTATCGACGTTACCTCGGGGAATCCTGTCCAGATCGTTCCCATCGAGAAGATGACCGAGAACAACATGAAGTTCGACGGTGGAGCAGGGCCACTCAAGGCCCTGATCTCCGGCCTCGAAGACTACACGTACCGCGCATGGCCTGTACCGAACACGGCCAGCACAGTCTCGTTACGTACCTTCCGCCTACCAAATGACGTGGTCGCCGGGGATGACCTCGAGGTTAACCCTCAGCACCACCGGTACCTCCTGTACTGGGTCAAGCACCTGGCCTACGACGTGCAGGACACCGAAGTCTACGACCCGAAGGCTTCAGAGAAGTACAAGGCGCGACACGTCGAGTATTGCGCCAAGGCGAAGAATGAGATGAGCCGTGCAATGCACCCCGTTGGAACTGTGATCTATGGAGGCATCTAATGGCTGCAGCAAAACTGAAACTCACCATCGAGCAGGGTGCGACGTTTCGTAAAACTCTGACTTGGAAGGCCGGTACACCTGCTGTGCCTGTCGACCTGACCGGCTGCACGGCACGCATGCAGATCCGCTCTGAGATCACCTCTGCCACTATCCTTGTCACATTGACTACAGAGAACGGCGGCATCATCCTCGGTGGAGCTGCTGGCACTATCGAGCTGTTTATCGACCCGGTAGCCACGGCAGCAATAACCTGGACCGCTGGTGTCTATGACCTTGAGGTCGTGTTCTCTCTAACCGACGTTCGTCGCCTGCTGTATGGCGTTGTGGCTGTCAGCCCAGAGGTGACAAGATGACGTTGGTTGTAACGCTAGACGCTGTACCCGAAGTCATTGAGACAACGGGTGGGCAGATCATTGAGGGCATCTCAGTCACTGAGGTGTTCGAGGTAACCACGTCCGGTCCTGATGTCCTGACAGAGACACTGACTGACACCCAGGTCGTCATCACCGATCAGACAAGCATCGTCACAGAGCAGTGGGTCACTGCCGAGATCATAGAGTCAGCCGCGCAAGGTCCACGGGGGCCTATAGGCGCAGCAAGCACGTCATACCCGGCCAAGCGCCTGATCTACACCGACGGCGTGCTGACTGAGGTTCGGCTCTACAGTGACTCGGCTGCGACGACACTGGCAGAGACGCGCACCATTCTGAGGCTCGGAGCGGTCGTCAACGAGATCCGCTTCTACGACTCGCTTGGTGTGCTCACTAAGACTCGGACGTTTGAGTACAACCTGGACGGTGCGCTGACCGGCGTAACAGACCAAACCTATTAAGGAGTTGCAACTAACATGGCATACGTTGCAGACTTCACCACCAAGAGCAGTGCCACCAAGGCATTGACGCTGGCCTTTGCTGCGACGGATTTCCCTCAACACGCGGTCGATGATTACCTTGTCATTGCCATCACAAACGAGGCCGAAGTCGCAGTAACACACAGTGCCACGGCAGGGTGGACGCAGATCGGCACAACGATAGGAACAACCACCAGTCTGTACAGCAGCATGTGGTACAAAAAGTGTGCAAGCGCAGCGGAGACTTGCACCATTACCCTCTCCATCACCAATGCCAGCCACGCACATGCGTTCCTGATTAAAGACGCGGACCTGACCACGTTTCTGGATGGCACGCCCAGCGCAGTCAACAACGCCACAGTAAGCCAGTTCAGCAGTGCAAGCATCACAACAACAGCGGCAGACACGCTGATCCTCTATTACATTGGGATAGACGCTACCACCACCACACCAGACCAATGCCATTCGGCTCCTGGTCCAGTCCACTTCATTGACTCATCCGACAACGGCGGGGCCAATGTAACTGCTGGCTCCAAGGTCATGGCCGCAGGAGCGGCAGGATGGTACATGCAGCGCACAGCAGGGGCTACCCCCACACCAAGCTGGAACATGAGCTTGACTGAGGTTACCAACCGCTTCACCGTTGGCATCAAGCACAAGACTGGCGGCGTCATTCCTGCCTACATTGATGATGTATCGACCATCGGTGCCAAGGTCATGGATGGACACTGGTGGGTTTCTGCCACGACCAGAAACAATGAGTCGTTCAAAGCCACACCATTGTCTGTTACTAGCTTCATCACCCACTTGGGGACACTGACCGGAACGTGGGACGCTGCTGCGGCTGCTGCTGACTCACACCTTAACCCGTACTCCAACGCTATCAGCAGCACCCCGGCTATCTCCGCCGCAGCCTTGACTGGCTTTGAAGTGCAGATGCCAACAACAGCCATTGATATGAGTACGGGCTGGCTGGTTGGAACCGTGATGGAGTCCACTCCGAAGCAAGCCAACTGGGGAACCGGGTCGATCAAGACGGGCGGTGTGTTCGTTGCCGTTGGGACTACGCTGAACTACCGCATATTTCAAGTGCTGGCGCGGGATAACTTGGTGAACACCGAGGGCAGAGCGACATTCTCTGTGCAGATCAACCAGACGCAAACACAGTCGGGGCAGAGTGCCACTCCCATCACAGCAAACTCCATCAATCGGCTGTGGGTGCTCAACCGGGGCAACTTGGCAGCACTCATTCAGTACCACTGCGACTACCACGTCTTCAACAAGATCATTGCCGCAGGGGGTGAGCCAAATAACCCCGTCGATTCTCAAGGGCTGTATGAGATAGGGAAGTTCTGCCGCGTCAAGGTTATTCAGAAGCAGGGTGCTGGTGGCTTGATGCCACTTGTTCCTGTTCAAATAGGTGGTGGTGATGCGGTCAACTTCCAGATCGACGCGGGTGCGCTCCAGTTCCCACGAATATATAACCAAACCCTGCGAGAAATAAACTACCACGGCGCGGACAACGCCATCGGAATCAGCTACGCAGGAAAGAGCGGCGACGTAATCAAGCACACCAACTCGGTTATTACTTCCGAGTCTCCGTACTACTGGGAAATAAACGCAGCGGCTACCAGCGCGGCAACATGGGACTTTACTGGTCTGGTGTTGGTGAAGGCTACCGTTACCCTGCGCCCGGTGCTGACATTCGACTCCATGTCGTTCTCCAACTGTGCATCGGTGACAACCACTGGTAGTACGGTTACCAACTGCAACTTTGGCAACTCACCCATTGCAGCCTCAAGCCCAGCCGACGCCGCGCTGATCAGCAACTGCAACATTACCAAGAGCACTGGCACCAGCCACGGTATCACCATCACCGGCACGGCAGCAAACATTGCTCTCGCTGGGTTGGTGTTCACTGGCTACGCTGCAAGCGACGGATCAACTGGCAACGAAGCCATTTACGTCAACATTGCAACAGGCTCGATGACCATCAACATCAGCGGCGGTGGGTCTACCCCAAGCATTCGCACAGCGGGCGCTACGGTCACTGTGGTATCAGGTGCAACGGTGACATTCACTGGTCTGCCTACGGGCACTGACATCGTGATCCTGACGGCAGGAACCAGCACCATCTTGCTGCAAGTGGACGCCTACGCAGGCACCAGCTACGCATGGGGGTACTCGGGAACACCCACGGTGGATGTGGGGTTCATAAAGGCTGGGTATGTCCCGCAGTACATCCGAAATCTAACGCTTGGGTCTACCGACGCAAGTATTCCAGTTAGTCTTGTGGTAGATAGGAATTATCTGCCATGAGCAAACGTAAACCTTTACGACTACAACTGTTCAAAACACAATCACTACGAGGTGTAAATCATGGCGAAAATTACAGACAAAACCCTTCTTATTGTTGGCACAAACTTGACCATAGACGAACCAAGTCGTGTCATAACTCTAAATGCTGGAGGGTCATTAGTTCCAAAAGATGGAGTTTCTTGGCAAGCCTTGTACAGTAAGATTGTTGACCTTTGGGCAACCTCTTCGTACCAAGATAGTCCGATGCCCTTCTATGCGATTGATGCATTGTCTGGACAATTTATGATCGGCACAGACGGCTCGACGTACTCTGGTTGGAAGTTCAGCGACGCCGACTCTGACGCAACCCGCAACATGCTGCGCGATGGTGGCTGGTCAGAATGGTCAGGCGCTGGCGTCAAGCTGCAAGAGTACGCAGGGTTTATCGGATTGGGTTCAATCACCCCGGCGACAACTGTCCAGCCCTACTATCACTTGGGCGCAACCGACGCGCCTATCAACTTCCCATTTACGGACCAGTTCAATGTGGGTGTTCGCGTATATGGTGACGCAACCCACGGCAACCTTGACAAGCGCACCTACGCCAAAGCCTATGTCCGTGAGTACGGCAAGAAGTTCAAAAGCTCCATCTTGGCTGACACTGGTGCGAGTGCCACGGGCGCGAACAAGGTCAACTTCTTGGTGTCCAACGAAGATGACTTGAAGATCACTACGCTTCTTGGGACAGTGGCTGCAACTGGTGACACTGCGATGTCAGGTGCTCCGTACTCAGGAATCACAGTGGCGTACTACACGCTCAACCAGAGCAGAACCATCAACAGCGTGCCGTGCAACTTCAAGATCATCATCAACGGAAACAGCGCCACATTGGAGCAGATTTACGCCAAGGTACAGTACCTGCTGCGCCAATCGTCCGACATCAATACAGGCGGCACGGCAGGGGTTAAGACCGGAAAGATTCAGTCTGATCTGTTGGCCTTTGTGGGCGATACGCTGGTGACAAGCCAGTCGGTATTCATTGACAATGTGCTGGGAACAGACAGCAACCGGGTTGAGTTCTACGATGACTCCAACACCAAGCGCACCAATCCATACACCGCAGCCGGTACGATGAACTTCAACAGCGTGTTGGTTGGTGCTGGATCGAGTTACCGCCTGATGTACTCAGCCCCAACTGGTGCTGGAAACGATTACGGTGAAGCTGGCGCAATCACCGTCAAGAACTCACTCAATGCAGACATTACCGGAACCATCAGTGCTGCATCCATCGGATTCGACTTCGACTACGACAACAGTGCAGCGGGTGGAACAGCAGGCACTGACAAGGCAGTGACGCTGATTGGCATCAAACCCGGTACAGGCAAATTCGCTATGGCTACTGGAACGCTCTCGCGCTCCAAAGGCATCAGTTTGTCACTTGTTGCAGAGCAAGATCGTGTCTACGCATAAACCGAAATGGCTCTCACAATCGACCCCGCCAACCGGCGGTTCATCCTTGACAGCACCAGCGTAACCGCCAAAGCGCTGTACGCAACGTGGGTGGATTGGATGGCTGTCTCTGACAACGCCAAGTACCTGCCAGCGTTCCGCACTGCAGGGGGCGACGATTTAGGTGGTGGCTTGTCGATTCCACCTTACTACTTCCTGTTGAACGGCTGGCGCGCGCGCCCGATGGAAGCCAATCAGACATTGGTTATCGACGGCAACTTGTTCGTTGATGGCGGCGGTGACCCAGTGGTATCTACGCTGGGTGTGTATCAGGTACTGGTCAAGAGTGTGGTGCCAGTGCAAGCGCAGGGCATCAGCACATCAGGCGGCGCATCTGGCCCCACAGCGGCTGAGATTGCAGCAGCAGTGCGCAGCGAACTCGCCGTGGAGCTTGCCCGACTCGACAAGGCAGTTTCATCCCGGTCAACAGCAGCCGACATCTTTGCAGCAATATGAACAACCACTACATCACCGTTGTTGACGACTCTATCGAACTCGTTGAGGTCGGCGAGCAGGGACCACCGGGCGCTGGAACTGTGGGGGCTACTGGGCCAACAGGACCGACCGGGCCTCAAGGTCTACAGGGCATTCAAGGCGCTACAGGGGCCGATGGACCGCAGGGTATTCAAGGCGTCACCGGGAACACGGGACCGACGGGATTGACTGGAGATCAAGGGATTCAGGGAATACAAGGCATACAGGGTATTCAAGGTGTGACCGGAGACACTGGTGCCGACGGCACGTTGGCGATTCACGCTGCACTGACGAAGGCCACGCCAGTGGATGCCGACGAGCTTGGCCTGATTGACAGCGCTGCGTCGTGGGCGCTGAAGAAGTTTACTTGGGGAAATCTGAAGGAAACTTTGAACGCATGGCTGGGAAGTGGGACCCTCATACCTACGTTCAATTTCCTAGCCGTCAAGGAGGACATAAGTTTCGGTGGTAATGCGCCTCACAGCATTGTTGGAATCGGTAGCTCAACTGGACTTGGGGCGGGGCTCGTCTATTGGATAGGGGATTGGTTGGGTACTAGTGCGGGTGCGTTTGGACATCGGTCGGCCATCTACGGCACAGCGGCCAATCTGACGCCAACGCTCTGGGGGGAAACGGGCCTGAAGCTAGATGTCGGGCCGAAAGATTCTGGTACTGGAACACCTGCACTCAATGCCGTGACGATAAGTACCGCTGGATTGGTGGCTATACCTGCAAAAGCAACCGTAATGTCAGGAACTGCAATCCCAGCAGGCGGCGCAAACACTGCCGGGGTATGCGTATCAAGCACGGCAAACTTCGGTGTGTTCTTTGGTAGCGGTGTACCAACTCTGTCAGCAGCCAAAGGGTCGCTCTACCTTCGTTCTGACGGTAGCAGCACAAGTACGCGGATGTACGTCAATACTGACGGGGCGACGACTTGGACGAACGTGGTGACGGGGGTTTAATACGAAATACCAAGCAACCCCAAGGTCATGCTTGGATACCACCAGCGGGTGTAGGTTGCGCCGGGAAGTGCTCCCGTACCCAACCCGCTGGCTTTAATATCTATTATCTAAGTTAGAATAGACCAATGGACGTCAAGAAATTCAAGGGTTTGAATAATGTCTCCGACCCCATGCGGATGGACATGAGCTGGCTCGTGCAAGCGGACAACGTAAACGTCACCAACACTGGGGCAATTACTAAGCGCCAAGGGTACACGCTCCAGGCAGCCGGGGTGTATACCAGTGCCTTCAGTACCTTTGACTTCAGCCGGATGTACGTCTCTGTAGCTGGGGAAATCCGCAATTTCGCTGGTGTCGTGATCTATCTTCTAACTTCGACCGCGCCTATTTACTGGTGCGAGATCAACAACCACGTCTACTTCAACAACGGCACCGACAGCGGCGTGATCACAGCTGGGGACGAGGTTCAGGTCTGGAAGTGGTCTCAGCCCGTAACTCCAACGGTCGAGGCTGTAAGTGGCAACCTGCCTGCAGGCTTCTACCAAGTGCGATGCACGAATGTTCTAGCTGACGGGCGCGAGACTGGTACGAGCGACCCGGCCGAGATCTATCTGACTGCCAACCAAGGGCTGCAGATCAGCGGTTTGATGCCTAGCTCGAATGTCTACATTGCCCCAGCGAACTCTGATGTGTATCAGCTCACTGGCAAGTCCCTGCTCTCAGCCTTCACCTTCAACACCTCACCCGACGACCTAGGGCGTGACCTGCTCAACGCATTCCTCGACCCGCTGCCGAATGGCACAGATGTCATCGCAGCATGGAAGGGCCGCGTCTATGCAGCCCAGTACATGGCCTCTGAGGACCAGACCGTCGTGTGGTTTACCGAGCCGATGGGATTCCACCTCTTTAATTTGAACTCCAATTTCCTGATCATTCCCGGCCACGTCCTGATGATGGCTGCGCACGAGAGTGCTCTGGTCATCGGCACCGAACAGCGGGTCTACGCTTACGGCGGCGACAAGATCGAGCAGGTAGCCGACTATGGAGTCGTCGCGGGCCAGCACTGCGATGAGGACGACGATGGGCGCTTACTTTTCTGGACAGTGCGCGGCTTGTGCGCTGCGCTGCCCTTCACGAATCTCACTGAGAAACAAGTCTCGGTGGCACCCGGTGTTCGCGCCGGGGGTTGCCTTGTCAGGGCAGGTGGGCAGCGGCGCTACCTGACCGTTCTTCAACGGGGCGGTAGCCCTTTCAACCCTCACTAAGGAACCATCATGACCATTCGTCTATCAACTGGACTCGCCAACAACATCGTTGGCTCGACAGGCGTCGCTGCATCTTTCGCAGGCGGCGTCATCGACATCTACACGGGCACACAGCCCGTGAATGCAGACAGCGCAACTACGGGCACTCTGCTCGGGCGTGTGTCTATCGCTTCCGCTACCTACGCTGCAGAAACTTCGGCTTCTGCGATCATCACTGTTATAGGGGCAGCAGGCTCTATAAACACAGTGAACGTCGGCAGCATGAACATCATCCCTCTGGGTGCTGTGACCTTTGTCACCGACGTGGCTACAACCGCACAAGCGCTGTGCGATGCCATCAACCGCAACGGCCTCTACCGCGCTACCTACCCAGGTACAGGCGCAATCGTTACGGTTATTGCCCCTCCCGGCACAGGTGCTGCCCACAACGGCCTGGCGCTCGCGTTGACTCAGACCACCATGACCTCCACCTGCAGCGCAACCATATCCACGGTCACAGTGGGCGTGGCTGCTACCGCAGGCATACAGTTCGGTGTACCTTCGGGTGGCACAGTGAGCAAGTCTGGTATCTGGAGCTTCAACGGCGTAGCTGTCGGAAACGCTGGCTGGTTCCGCATGAAGGCCAGCGCTGTTGACAGTGATCTGGCGAGCACGACTCTGGTGCGCCTGGACGGTTACATCGCTGTCAGCGGTGCGAACATGAACCTGTCGAACCTGTCTATCGCCATCGGTGCGCCGACGACCATCGACACGATGACGATCTCCATGCCGCTGACCGGCGCGTAAGGTGAAACACCGGCTGATCAAAGGCGACGGTAGTGAGAAGTGGTTACCGTTCGCCGAGTCCTGCGTAACCAAGCTCAAGAAGCTGGGGTTACCCTACGCGGATCAGTCGTATGAGATAGAAGGCGCGTCGATCAAGGTTCGCATCGAACCGGGGAACGAGTACATCAGGATCGAGGGTGGAGAAGCCATGTACATGGAATCTGGTCAGCTTGAACCCATAGGTACCGGCGACCTTAACCCCTACCGACTCGAACCGGAAAAATGGCACTTCCTGGACATCCCAACAACAGACAAATACCTAGGGTTATGCGAACCGAGAGGGCGACAAAAGAACCGTCCAACACTCTCGGAAGGAATGGACTCTAAAGCCATAGGCTACCCGAAGGTGTATGTGACTGGGGGTAAAACACAGGATGAGGTAGATGCCGCCAACCTGATATTGGCAAACACCTACTCTGAAAGTACCATAAACAAAAAGCTGGCTTATGGGTTTTTCCCGGCATCTGTCTATTCAGGAAAGATGCGTAGGTTCATGCAGGCGGTGTATGGGGCGACAGAGACAATAGATAAAGAGCGTCTGGTATTAGAGGTTGTAGGGTTATCTGCGAACCTGAGCTACAGCTACAACGGAGTTAAAGTCCCTCTGTTCTATAGAGTGCATAGTTCTTGCGGAATCGTGGTGGACTCTTTAGGGGGCTATTGGCTTACCATCATCTCAGCACTTACATCTGATGATTTATATACTGTCGTCGCTTACCCATTTAAGATGTCAGGTGCAGCGCGCGCATTCGATAGCATCAAGAAAAGTGCATCTACGACGGAAGAAAACAAGAAAAAGCTAGAGTCCTACATTTTTGCCAACGGATATTTCGACACCACAAAACCTTTAGCGATTGGTGAGTTTTCGGCACCACTTGCTCAGCCTATCGCCTACGGATGGAAGTGGAGCGAGACAACAAATACAGCTTCGGTGGTTGTGCATAGACAGGTCGGAACCGGCGTTCTTGATAACCAATGGCTTGCATACACCATACATGCTGTAATTACCATCACTATTAACCAAGATTCTGGTGTAGCGAGCGGTACTGTCTCATCACAGGTAGTAAGCCACGGTGCTTGGACAGATAGTGATACCCGAACTTACAACATCTTCTCCCCCGTAACCGAGCTACACCACGCTCCTCTTGAACTATGGACGCTGGGGTTGTCATCCTCTGGTGAGATCATGCCAGAGTTCAATTTCTCAGATGTCTCTGTTTACGGGTACTACGTTGGGGATGTATGGACGCCGTGCGTCGTGTCGCGGGACATCAATGCTGGGCCATGGCCAACATACGAGCAAGACGACTCCGGGATTCTCTACTCTCCAGCTTTAAGCATGTCTTCGCCAAACAGATACCAGTATGGGTACGCGTTGGCGACGCAGGAGATGAGTTACCACTCACTGACAAAATACGGCGGGACGCTTATGACCGTAAGCGTCGGAAGCGTGATAACTACTGGAGAGAGTACCTACGGAAGTCATAGATACATGACGAAAGAAATAGCGCACGTGGGGTCCGAAAATAACTCCGTTATCCAGAATGGGACAAGTGTTGGATCACCGGGATATATACCTGGTGATCCGCCCGGATGGACATACAGCTATGCCTATGTTATCGGCGCAACTACGATTTACGGGAATGTTGATAAATGCTTGGTGACAATCACAGACGCTACATGGACAGGTTTTTTGCATAGGGCGTGGGTGCTGGTTATTCCTGGTGGTGACTGTGCCGCAGCTTATGTTGGCACAAGAACGGCTGCAAGGGCTAATACTGTTTTCAGCACGATAGTCAGATCAGGATATGGGATCACAAGGTTCTTCGGCGACGGGGGATCATTCGTTCCATGGTCAGGCACGATGGATGGGTACAACGGATGGTTCGGAATCCTTCCAGTTGGAGAAACTGTAGTAATGACAGCAACTCCACCCGCAGGGCTAGAGACGAAAGTAATCGTATTCAACAGTGAACTTAATGGGGTGGACGGTGTTCAAGGCGGTAGCTATACCGCGCTGTTTGACGTGGACTATAGCTACCCATACTACGACAGGGGGATGTACACATATACAAGCTCTGGTGGTAGGTACGCAATGTCCGAACACCCAAACTCACCCCTTTCAGCAAACTTCCAGTATCGCTTTGTCGGCTGGGCATAAAGGATAGCTATGGCAGCACATCGTTACTGGCGCTTATACATCCTGACAAATTGGGGCCATGCGTCGTTTACTGTAGTTGGCGGAATTGAGCTGCGTAGCACTATCGGCGGGGCCAACGAGTCAAAGACCGGATTCGGCACGGCAAGTTCATCTGCTCCCTATGACGCAAACGGGATCGCTTCTAACGCTTTTGACGAAGACACGACAACGGCAGCAGCGCCATCTGGTACTGCCGCTGGAAAGGTAATAGCGTGGGACTTTGGTTCAGGCAATGAAAAAGAAATCGCTCAAGTGGCCATCAACCTGACTCGTGGAACGCCGAACTGGGCTACAACGGGATTCCTAAAAACAGGTCGAATCGAGTTCTCTGATAACAATACAACGTGGGAAGCCCTGTTGACAACAACAGAGTTACCTCAAGTGATAGGGACGTACACTTTCGACGCCCCAATAATTATCACTGGATCAGCCGGGATAACCATACCCAGCATATCTTCAGTTAGCAACTCTGGAGCGTCATCATTACTGAGCCTATCACAACTAGCTGTTTCTGGGTTAAGCGGCTACACCTCAGCAATAACTATCCCGGCTCTCACCTCCACCGCCACCGGCCACAACAGCTCCGGCGAGCGAGCCCTCGACTTCATGTTACCGAGCCTGGCTGCATCAGCAACCGCTGGCGGTAACTCAGACCTGACTCTCCCTGCCTTCACGTCAGTTCTCTCTGGGACAGTTACCAGCCTGGCAACTTCAGACATCACCCTACCGGCCATCACCACAGATGCGTCGGTGAAGGTGTCGGCCATGGCGAGCCTCGACCTTAGACTGCCAGCATTCAGTTCGTCAGCCTACACTGGTGCACTGTGCAGCGTAACGCTGGGCAAGCTGACACTTCAGGCCACGGGCACTACAGGCGGCATCGGAGGAGCACAGATCACCCTTCCGTTGTTCCACGCCACTGCAGTTGCCACCGCTCAGAACCACGGCTACGCCAACATCGTTCTGCCCGCTCTGGGCATGCACAGTGGCGGAAATGGCGCTGCCGTCTCGCTGCCAGCACTGAACCTCACAGCCATCGGTACTGCGGTCGTCACAGCGACGTACGAAGCCTACGCGGTCAACCTCAAGCACACGCAGCAGCCGGGTGACAACACCACTCCGGTCGACGAGATGACGCACTACACGAACTTCCCGTTCACACACGTCGTGCGCTACAAGAACAGCTACTACGGTGCCAACAGCACCGGGCTCTACCTGCTCGAAGGCACGACTGACGCAGGCACGGCGATACCTTGGGCGGTGCAGACCGCCATGACCGACTTCGGCGACACACACAAGAAGACCATCAGCGCTGCACTCTTCAGTGGCAGGTTCGGCCCGGCCAGCACGGTGTCCCTAATAGCTGGCGAGCAGACGCCTACCACCTACAACTTCAGCACGCCACGCGACCAGCTGGCACAGAACCACAGGCAGGTGTTCGGCAAGGGGCTCAAAGAACGGTACTACGCACTCGGTGCTTCGGGCTCAGACACGATGCAGCTCGACACCTTAGAGCTTGACGTTAATAAACTTTCTCGGAGAATCTAATGGCTACCACAACACAAGCAAGCGTACTCATCGCCAACGCCAAGGCGTATGCCACTGAGATGGTGACAGCCGCCGAGACGGCCATGACCGACGCCATCGGTGCGGTCGAGTGGGCGCGGAGCCCGAGCATTGGTTATTCATACGCCAACCTGCCAGACCAGCCTGAAAAAACTACGGTACTGAAGATACCCGTGCTGGCTGACGTCGCGCTCGACCTGCCTACTGAGCCCACAGGGCTTCTTGTCTTTCAGGACATTCCTTCTGCTGAGGTTGGAGTCATCCCTACATTTTCAGGCTCCGTCCCGACACTGGACGCCATCAACAAGCCCTCCGATCTGGCCCAGTTCCAAGAGAAGCTCACCCCGCTTGCGCTCGATGGCCTGCACTGGCCCGACGCACCCGAGATCATCAAGCCTGAACCCGAGCCAACGCTGTTTGGTGACTATACGGCTCCTGACAAACCCGTCGTAGACCTCGCTCCGTTCGACGGTACCAAGCCCGACGCCCCAGCCGACATGACCACTGATCTGGCCGACGTGATGCGCAGCTCGTACCATGCAGCGGCCCCCGAGTTCATGGCCGTAGCCAACAGCTACGTCGACGCTGAGCTGCTGAAGATCAACCCCCAGTACCAAGCCCAGCTTGCCGCCATCGAGACCCAACTCACCAAGTACCTCGCTGGTGGCACCGGGCTCAACGCTGCTGTCGAGGACGCTATCTATACCCGCGCCCGCAGCAAGAACGATGCTGAGGCCCGACGTGTGCGTGACCAGAGCCTGGCAGACGCCGCTGCACGCGGCTTCACCATGCCCGGTGGCGCTCTGCTCTCAGCTACTCAGCAGGCACGCCAAGCTGGCTCGGACAACAACTCGGCTGCAGCGCGTGAGATCGTCGTCATGCAGGCTGAGATGGAGCAGAAGAATCTGCAGTTCGCGGTGACTACCAGCACACACCTGCGCACAGCAGCCATCAACGCGGCGATGGCTTACATGCAGAACATTGTGTCCATCAACGGACAGGCGATGGAGTACGCCAAGGCCGTGGTCAACGCGATGGTCGAGACTTACAACGCTGCAGTGAGGGTCTACACGGCCAAGCTCGACGGCTACAAGACCGACGCACAGGTGTACCAGACGCTGCTGCAGGCTTCGCTCACAGCAGTGGAGGTCTACAAGGCTGAGATTCAGGCCATGCAGGCGATGGCTCAGGTCGACATGACTCGTGTTCAGGTCTACAAGGCGAGGGTCGACGTGCTGACAGCTTTGTCCAACATGTACCGCTCTCAGGTCGAGGCTACCGTCAGCAAGGCATCGTTCGAGAAGCTCAAGATCGACGTGTTCCAGGCTCAGGTGCAAGCCTACGGTGCGCAGGTCAGTGCCAAGAACGCTGAATGGCAGGGCTACGTTGCTCAGGTCGGCGCACAAGAATCTAAGGTACGGGCCTACGGTGCGCAGGCCCAAGCCTACGCCTCACAGATGACGGGTTACAAAACTCAGATCGAAGCCAAGACCGCTACGGTTCAGGCTGCAGCCATCACGAACGACGCCCGTGCCAAGCAGTTCGTGGCCAACGTCGACGCCTACAAGACGGTCGTGTCAGCACGCGGTGAGGTGGCACGCACCAAGCTCGAAAACCAGCGCCAGCAGGTTATAGCGTTTCAGGCCGAGTCACAAGCGGCTGTGGCCAACGCTCAGGTGGGCGTCGAGTACTACAAGGCTACCAGCCAGATTGGTGTCGAGAACGCCAAGCTGTTCCTGCAGGGCATGGTGGCAGACACCGAGGCCAAGACCCGTTACCTGACGCTCCTGGCCACGCTGCACCAGGCCAACGCTACTGTACACGCCAACCTCGCGGGCTCGGCTATGGCCGGGATGAATGCTCTGGCGGTTGAGTCCGCCACGATGGGCTAAATCGTCGATAATCTAATTTAGAATAGGAACAGACCATGAGCTGCAAACCCCAAGCCAAATCTCTGCGTGCCGCTAACGGCATGGAGCTTATGAATCGCTTCGCCAAGCGCAACGGTGTGCTTCGTGCGGTCGATGGGGTCGCACCCGAAACGTCCGCCCTGAAACCAGGGGATCAGCTCATGGGGGCCGGTCACGTTGATCCTGGTTCTATGCTCGGATCGTTCCAGCCTATGGCTATGCCCCAGCTGCGCGACGGCGGGGAGATTCATGCCGCCGACGGCGTCTCCCCGTGGAGCATCAAAGGGATGGTCAACAAGTACAACGAGATGACTGCGCCAAGCGAGAAGGACAAGGCCATCGCCCAGTACCGGGCAGACAACACGAAAGACGCGATGCTGCGTCATGATGCTCCGGCCCCAGTCGTGCAGCCTGCTGCACCAACGACAGTCAACAACATAGCTGCGAATATCCAGGGCGTAAGTGCCGAGACGAACGCTAAGAAGTACGGGTTCAAACATGGCGGCACCCTGCGCACCGGCATGGGTGGGGATGTGCCTGGCACTGGCACTGGGGACAAGATCCCTGCCAAGTACGAGCCGGGTGAGTTTGTGGTGAGCAACGACATGCTCGCTGCAGAACCCGCGTTAAGAGGCCAGCTTCGCGGACTGCGCGAAGAGGTGCTGGCAGACAAGGGTATGACTCCCGAGCAGGCTGACGCCAAGGCGCTCGGCGGAAATAGACTACAAGCCGTAGACGGTGTAATCGTCGGCGATGTGTCAGGGAATAACAAACTCCCAACATATCAAGTACCAGCTGTCGCCAATGGAGCGCCTGCACAACTACCCACGAACCCTGGAGTCCGTGATCCCTACCGTTACCTCGGCCAACGTGCCGGTGAGTTCTTGCGTTCCCCGATGGTTGAGCAGGCCAATCGAGGAGTGTCAGCTCTGGCTGCGGGGTATAACGCCCACAACACCATGAATGACATCGAGGCAGGGAACACAGCGGGTGCCATTGACAATGGGGCGCTGACTGCCGCCTCTGCACTTAGCGCATCTACCACACCTGCCGGTTGGCTCGGTGCAGCATACGGAGCTGGGCACGCAGTCGGTAAACACGTTGTCAACCCGATGCTCAGTGACGACACCAAGAACTCTATCGGACGTACCATCAACTCAGGCGTGCGTAAGGTAGGTGGCGCTCTCGGTCGGGACTGGGGTGTAGATGACACGGCTCTGCGCCAGTTGGACAAGGTCCCATTGACCCCCGGAGTAAACGCCGGTGCACCCAAGCCTCAGCTACGCGACACACAGAACTTCGATGCTGACAACAACGCCATGCTCGCCAAGTTTGCAGCCGAGAATCCGGACCTCAACGCCAAGAACCTGCCGAAGGCTGGTGACACGTCAAACACAGATGCATTCGGTAAGCTGATGCCCGACGGTACACAGCGCCTGTTTGACGGCCAGGCGTGGACTCATGTGTCTACCCCTGAGGGTAAGGCTCAGCGTGCAGCAGAGGCAGCAGAGTGGAAGCAGGAACAGCTGGACAACGCTGCACGCCATACTGCCATGATCGACCGTCAGTACAAATACTTCGAGGACCTTCGAGGTGGTGGTGAGGACAAGTACGCCAACATGCCCATTAAGATGGCAACAGCACTACGCAGCGCAGACATCGCAGCACAGGCACAGCTGCAGGCGAATGCCGAGTCCAACGCTACCAGCCGGGCGAATACCCAGTCGACGAACGAGACATCGTTGATGGGCCACAAGATGACGAACCGGTTCAACCTGAACAACATGCTCAGAGAACAGGCTAACAAAGACCGTGAGTTCTCAGCAGGGCGCGACGACAAAGCATCAGAACAGCGGCTGAGCCACGACAAAGCGTGGAGCGACCACGCGGCTACGATATTCCAGGCCGATGACGGCAACGGCAAGATGGTGCCAGACGCCAAGCGCATAGCTGCTTACACCCAGGCCACGGACGCAACCGTCGGTGCCATGGCCAAGCAGCTGCTGGGCTCCAGTAACCCGAAAGAAGTCGCCTACGGTAAGAAACTAATGACCCACGGTAAGGCCGCTCTCGATGAGCGTGACCGGGCCAACATGACCAAGCACTTCCAGCGCATGGAGCTGCACCGCGATTCCTACGGCATGAACCCACTGGCTGGGAGTGGCGGTCCGACCAACGACCTACGCACTTACTCTGATGCCAATATGCGGCCTCAGCAGGGTAATCTGATCCAGCAGCGCATGGAGTTTGTCGACCCGAATACTGGGCTTCCTGTCGGGTCTATCCCGAATGTGAACCTTCAGTATGGGCCGAACGCCAGCCACGTCTTTCCAAACTTCAGCGCCCCGAATAACTCCCTAAGATAAGGTTACACCATGAGTCTCTTCTCTGACATCCTGGACGCCAAAACCCCAGGGACACAGGTCCAGGACGACACCATAGGCACCTCGTTGCGCCGTGGATGGGACTCCGGCCTCTCTGGCGCTCAGTCCCAGCTCCACTCAGTTGCTGGTATGGCCGGTGAACTGGTGGGCGCTGATGACTTCGCCAAGGCCAGCTACGCCCGGTCACAGGCCCTGCGCCAAGAGGCGGCGACTGCTGCCCCTCAAATCAGCTCATGGGACCAAGTAAACGGTGTCGGCAACCTGCTGCGCTACGGCGCAGGTGTCGTCGGTGGGTCGGCTCCAGTCTCTCTGGCAGCTATGGGTGCCGGGGCAATGACTGGCAGCGGGGCAATCCCAGCCATGCTCGCTGCCGGTGCGGCCACAGCACCGTTCGAGATCGGGGACACGATTCAGAAACAACAAGCCAGCCCGGAGGCTATGCAGCAGTCACTTGGTGACCGTGCGCTCGGTGCCGTGGCAGGTGGTGTTGGCTCTGCGGCATTCCAGGGCATCGTGCCGGGGATGGTTGGTAAGCAGCTGACCCGTGGTACTGCGGGGGCGGCAAAGCAGTCGCTCAGAGGTATCTACGGGCGCAACGTGTTAGGGGATGCGGCACTGGAAGCAGGGGCCGAAGGCGGCGGTGACGTCATCAAGCAGACGGGAGCTAATCCAAACGCGCCCATTGACTGGGAGTCGGTCAAGGAGAATGCCATCGGTGGTGCGATCGGCGGTGGTGCTATGGGTCACATTGGGGTGGCGGGCGACCTCATCCACAATGTCGCGCCAGCAGCGCGTGAGAAATTCGACGCAGCTCGAACATCTATTAGCGATAAGCTGGCGGCTGCGAAGAGCGCTACGTCCGAGAAACTTGATGCGGCGGCTGAGTCTACCCACGGTAAGAAGGTTAAGTCAGCGTGGGACGAAGTCTCTGATCTGGTTCAGAGAGGGCGGGAGAAGGTTGATGACACTGTTGGTAAGGTGCTGCGCGGTGAAGAGCTGGGTGTCGATCCTGCTGAGTGGGCGCGAGCCACCACAGACGAGGCCAAGCGCAGGCTGACCGAACTCTCGGACAACGAGCACGTCAAAGCGGCCACAAAGTGGGCCGACGAGATGCTGGCCGACAGGGGGCTGGACGCCGATAAGCGGGCGGAGATCATGACTGCTGCCGGGAACATCAAGGATCGTGCCGGGCAGATGGCCATGGCGGGGCTGAAGCAGGCGTGGGACCTGGGCAAGACGGGCGTAGCGAAGGTAAATGAGTTCGTCGACGCGGTCAAATCTGAGCACGAGCGCACAAAACGGGGTGATGTAGAAAGCAGGGTAGTGGACGAACCCACTCCTGAGCTGGTCCAGCTAGGGTACGCCAGTGCCCCTAAAACGCCCTCAGAAGCCCCTGCAGCGACTGAAGCCCCCAAGGCTACTATCAAGGACCGGAAAGCCTTTATAGACGCTTTTATGGCCAAGCACGGGGTAAGCAAGGATGAAGCCCGGCAGGCGTATGTGGAGTCGTTAAATGGCCCCCGCCCCGATCCTAAGCTCTCGGAGGACTACTCCGGAGCGAACACAGCGGTGGCACAGGCAATTCAGGAGTCCGGGATCGCCAAAAAGCGCCCGGACCTGTTCGGCAACAACGACTCTATCAACGCCATGGCTGATGCCCTGCGTGTCGTGGCAGAGCAGGCGGCCAAGGGCAAGCTCAGCGAGCGCATCTCCAACAAGATGATCGACGTGTTCGGCAAAGATGCCCCGCACATGATCAACACCATCACACGTGTTCTGGCCGGTGCCAACCTCGACCCAAAGAAAACAGACCAGATATTCCAGAGCATCAACGACCTGAACCGGGCGAGCAAACTCCGTGGCGACCTGCATGGCTTCCTACGTGAGTCAATGACTGAGGATGCGCTGCGCTCGAATCTATCGATCGACCTGCCCAAGCTGGCGGACACCTTGGTGAAACACGCCAGAGGCGAGTTGACCGCTAAGTCGACTCCAGCGGAAGCACAGGCTATCAACGAATCTCTGGCCGGTGTGCTGGAGGACCACTTCGGGCCGAACGCAGCTGCTGTCAGTAAGCGCGTTGAAGAGGCTGCCAAACAGTATGGTGAGCCGAACATGGACCGCAGCGGCGGTGCTGAGTTCTCTGACGAGGTGCTCACCGACGAGAACGGCGCAGAGATCCAGTCAGCCGACGGTGGGTTCGACGAGAACGGCAACCGGCTGGACAAAACCGAGCAGGACATTACCCGCTACGGGTTGAGCAAACCTAATGTCAGCGGCCACCAGCGCAACGTCATCAACGGCGCGATGATGCACAAGGACAGCCAGTACACCGAGAAGTACCTGCAGGCGCTTAAAGACCGCCACAGCACCAAGGACGACGAAGGGCGCGTAGTCAAGTCACATGAGGACAACGGCTACGACATCCGGTTCGAGAAAGCCGAGGGCTCTGAGTTTGGGCACATCGTGGTCGAGAAGCGCGATAACCCCAATGAGTTTAATGACGACGACCTGGCCAGCATGAAGCTCGATACCAAGCGCTACTCAAAGAGTGTGAGCCGGATAGAGGTGGGTGCCAAGAAGAATGCCAAGGGCGAGACTGTGCCGGAGCACATCCTCGACGCCACAAAGGTCATGGACGTCATGCGCGGTAAATCGCAGCAGCGCATCGATCGTGGAGGCAGCACAACAGTTCGCCAGCGGATGGCTGACGGGTTTGCCCAAGGCATTGCGCTGCTGACCGAGAAGTACGGCAGCAAGGAGCACCCGATTGTTGTTAACGATGCAGCTGTCATCGGTTATGTCAACGGCAAGCCGGTCACATGGGGTGAAGCCCGTAAGCTCGATGTCCGTACAGATGAGGATGTCAAGCGTGACAAGAACGCCCGTAGGCAGGAAGAGATCAGGGCTGAGTTCGCTAAGGTCCGGAAGATCGACGTCAACAAAGCCCACAATGGTCTGGTCCGGGCGTTTGTCAAAGAGCGCGAGGCAGCCGACGGCGATGAGTCCAAAGTACCCGAACGTCTGATGGAGTACATTGACCTGATCCGTACCCACGACAAAGTGCTGAGCAGTGAACTCGCAGGTGGGCGCGATACGCAGGAGGCCAGCCGCCTTCCTGCGGACACCACAGCTCCGCGCACGAAGAAAGATACGGCGCAGGGAGCTACCTACACCGATAACAACAGCTTCAGCTCCGAGATGGGCGCACGCAAAGATGCTGACAAGTCGGGCAACATCAATGAGGCCACTTTCAGCGGTATGAAAGCCGACGACCTCATCCACCGATCTAACATGGACGGGTCCGCACACTGGGCTGGTAACAGCAAGGGTGTCGGCGGGTTAAACACTCTGGCTGGTACGATCGCCGCCGAGTGGGCCAAGACACCGGGAGTCGTCGCGCAGAAGCTCGTAGCCCGTGCCAAGAAGCTGGTATCGGTAGCGGCGTCAATGAGTAAGGCTGATCAGGACAAACTGCGCATGCTGGCACCGGACCCTCTGATAAACCGCAAGGGTGGCGAGGTGAACTACGATGACCGGTACACCGCCAATAACACGTTGAATGACAACATGGCCAAGATGTCCTCGAATCAGGCGGTCAAGGAGCTGACGCGCAGGGAGAACCTGTACGATGAACTTGGATCGAAGAACAGTGAATTCGCCCGCATCCTCAAAGACGAAATCGAGGGGCTGGAGGATTACATCGACGCGGGTAAGTTCGGTTCTGGTGCAGGGGTTCAGGACTCCATGACTCTGAGTGAGGCTGCTCCCACCATCAACGAGCTGGCGCGAAAGTACCAGGACGTGGTTGTGGCCCCCGGAGCGAAAGCACCGGGACCGATCAGCAGCGTGAAGGGTAGTAAGCCCGCTGAGAACCCCATCAAGTTCGACAAGACCGGTACCGCCACAAATGGCATCCAGCCTGAAGTTGAGGCGGAGACCAAGCCTGACGAGGGTCACTGGACGAAGAAGGACGGGAAGAGCATCTGGGTGGAGGGCACCAAGAGCCCAAAAGCTCAAGCCCCCGCGAAGGGGGCATCCGAGAAGTCTGGTGAGACAAAGTACAGCCTAGAATCAACCCAAACTGAGGACGGAGCCACCGATGGACGAGCCAGACTTATCACACGACTTGCGGATGATCGAAGAGTCGAGTTCGCTAATGTTGGACAAAAAGGCGTCGCTGCTGGCAAAATCGGAGCGGATTCGTTTGGCGCTTTCGGGAAGGACGTCACCTACTTCTTCTATGATGATGGTGATTACGCCCATACCTGCATCATCCCAGACCAGCTCATCCCCAGGCTCAAAGTTGCCCTGAAGCAAGCCGCTGGCGACAAGAAAGCAAACGCGCTGCAATACTTCTCGGTGCAGCATGGGATGTACCACAAGGGCACTGGTACGTTCGACACGTTCGGCCCGAGACGAGACTACCCCGGCGGCAAGCTCGCTGACTCCATGGGTGTGCTGCGCGACGCCAACGGCACGACCAATGCAGGCGAACAGCTGACCCGTATCGACGGAACATCAGACCGGCAGGTGGCGCGTTTCTTGGCCACTGCGCTGGCCTACTCAAAGCACGTGATGGGTAAAGATGAAATCCCAGTCAACTGGGAGCGCATCACTGGCGCGAACAAAAGCAAGACAGGCAGCGGTATGTTCAGCGCCGAGTCCACCGACCCGAACCGCGACAACTCCAAGAACTACACCAGCCAGGACATCCGGGACCACATTGAGAAAGTCCTGGCCAAGTCCGTCAAGCTGGCGTGGGCTACGTTCACCCACGCTGGGCAATTCGACCGTGCGAAAACTGGCGACTTCATCCGGCTGAGTATCCACGCGCTGGACCCTATGTCCACAGCTTACCACGAGAGCCTGCACGCGTTCTTCGCGCAGCTCCGTGATGCTGGTGCGCATGATGTGACCAAGGTGCTGGAGAAGGCGGCATCGAGCGAGCACGTGATCAAGCAGCTGCACGAGCGCTTCAAGAACCAGCCTGAGGTGCTCAAGCAGCTCAAGGACCCAGAGGAACGTGCGGCCTACATGTACCAGATGTGGGCAGCTGACCCCAAGGGGTTCAAAGTGAGTATCAGCGCCAAGACTGTGTTTGAGAAGATCAAGGCGTTCATCCGTAAGGTCATGGGCACATGGACGAACGACGAGCGTGCCCATCACATCATGGGGTACTTCCACGAAGGGCAGTATGCCCGTGACATGGGCAGTCCCAGCGCCGTGCGTCACGCGTTGATGGAGACACACCGCAGCCAGGTTCTGGAGGCGGCCAGGAGCGTCACAGAGCCTCTGGGCAGGCTGGCTGACGCTATGGTGGGCGCTGGTGGTGATCGACTAAGGAACACTGGTATCCCCGCGCTTAAAGACCTGGCTGATATCCTCAAGCGCGATTCAACCGAAGAAGGTGGCGATCAGGGGTTTGTGCCAGCAGCGCGGATCGAGGCGACCAAACTGCGTACCCAACTCGGGGAGATTGTTGGTGGGCTGAGCGAGGAGCAGACTCGAGACATGATGGAGGCGCTGCAGGCGGATAAGCCAGCAGCCTCGCCCGAAGCCCGAATAGCAGCTAAAGAAGTCAAAGAGTTTCTGCGTGGTATCCACAAGTACATGAAGTCGTCCGGCGTGAACCTTGGCGACCTCGGACCAGACTACTTTCCGCGTGTATGGGATACCCACTACATCAGCAAGAACCAGCAGGCTTTCCGCAACATGCTCGAGCCCTACGTCCGTAGGGGCGAGATGAAGGGCACAGCTGATAAGCTGATCAGCAGGCTGCTGAGCCATGAAGGATCTGAGCTGGGCATTGGCGCTGACCTGCGGGAAGTAACCCAGCCCGGCATGCAGCACACTAAAGAGCGGCTGCTGTCATTCATCACCCCGGCTGATGCTGCACAGTTCGTGACCAAGAACTTCCACGCCACGATGAGCAGCTACATCGGGCAGGCTGCGCGTAAAGCTGAGTGGGCACAGCGGCTGGGTAAGGGTAAGCTGGAGCGCATCCTGGACGAGGCGCGTTCGCAAGGGGCTACCACTGAGCACCTGGCGCTTGCCGAGGAATACATGAAGGGCGTAGACGGCACACTGGGCGACACCATGGACCCGACGGCGCGGCGGCTGGTGGGCAACATGATGGTCTACCAGAATGTACGCCTGCTGCCGCTGGCGGCTTTCAGCATGGTGGTTGACCCTCTGGGCATCATCGTGCGCGGCGGCACGGTCAACGATGCTTGGGGAGCCTTCAAGCGCGGTATGAAGGGCATAACCCAGACATTCAGTAAAGACGGTGGTGAGGCCCACGACCAGGGCACGAAGTGGGCAGAGCTGGTCGGCGCTGTGGACACAGCCATGATGAGCCACGTGATGGGGGATGTGTACTCCCAAGGCATGGTGAGTGGTGCAGCACAGAAGATCAACAACGCGTTCTTCAAGTACAACCTCGTGGAGGGACTGAACCGCAACTTCAGAGTAGGGGCTGTAGAGGCCGCTGTACGGTTCATAGGGCGTCACGCAGGAGGTCTGGATGGGTTAGGTAGCTCCACACACAGTAAACGCTGGATGCGCGAACTAGGGCTACGCAAAGGCGACATCCAGATGGTAGGTGACAAGATTGCGCTGACTGAGGCAGACGGACTGACCAGTGAGCAAGTGACACGGGTTCATGCTGCCATCAACCAGTGGGTAGATGGGGCGGTACTCCGTCCTGATGCGACAGACAAACCGATCTGGATGAATGATCCACACTGGGCGCTGATAGCTCACCTCAAACAGTTCGTGTTCACATTCCACAAGGTCATTCTCGGCCGAGTGATGCATGAGCTTAGAAACGGCAACTACACCCCTGCGATGGCACTCGCCAGCTACGTACCCACTATGATCGCTGTGGATACCGCCAAGGGCATGCTGCAGGGGGGTGGAGATACACCTGAGTGGAAGAAGGGCTGGGGCGTATCAGACTACGTAGGGTACGGGGTTCAACGGGCTGGGCTACTGGGTGTGAGCCAGTTCGGTGTGGATGTTGCCGAAGACTTTGGGCG